GATGGATTTACTGGAACTATACCAGCAGGAACACCATATGTTCAACTATTTCCATTTAAAAGAGAAGATTGGCAGTCAGAAATTATTATTGAAGAGCCTAAGCATTTACATATAAAAAATTATAAGAATAGTAAAAAATATAGGGTTAAAGATGGTGGGGTATATAAAAATGAGGTATGGGAAAAAAGATCTTATGAGTGATATGATAGGATATTAATATGAAATATGCAAATAACTTTATAAATGACAGGGTATCTATAACCCCCTCTGGATTTTTTGGTAATTCACCAGACATGATTCAGGCTAAAGAAAATTTTATGAAGCCATCAGAGTTGAGTGGTTTATATAGATTTGCCAGTTCAATAAAAGTTTGGGATGTGACAGAAACTCATTATAATGAAGATGGAACAATTATTTATGAATCAGAGTATTGGAAAGATAGAGTTGCTACAAGAGATACTATAATGTCTCAAAATCCAACCATTGTAAATAGCATAGATAGAATTGTCAAAAGATTAAAGAACGAAGTTGATAAATTTTATAATGTTGATGCACTTCCAACTAATCCAGCAATAGTAAGATGGCTGCCTGGGCAATATCAACTTCCACATGCAGATAAAGAACTTCATGAAGGAGATAATGAAGGTCTTCCTAACGACTTTCCTTATTACGATATTGCTGGTCTTTTTTATTTAAACGATGATTATGAGGGTGGAGAACTTTACTTTCCTCAACATAATATTGAATTTAAGCCTAAAGCAGGTGCAGCATACTTTTTTCCAGGAGACAAAAATTATCTTCATGGAGTTAGAGAAATAAAGAGTGGTATTAGATATGTAATTCCATTCTTTTGGACAATATTAGAACATAAGGATAAATAATGTATACAAAAGATAATTTAGTTTATTATAAAGATGATATTGCAAGAATTGATAATTTTGTTACCCCAGAACAATCAAAAAATATGATTGAGTATTTTGAATCAATGGCAAGTATTTGGGGAGATGTAGCATTTTATGGATCAAAAGGTATGGGGTTTGCAGATACTGATCCTAGACTTACACAATTTAATTTAGAGCCAGAATATTTTAAAAATATTAGAGATAGATTTAAGCAGGCTGTTGAATTAATGTTTGAAAAAGATTTAAAACCAAATACTTCACATGCTCAAAAATGGGATGTTGGTGGCTTTGCAGCACCACACTCTGATAACTCTGATCATGATGGAAACCCAAATGCTTTTGAAATTAACAAATATGTAGGCATACTTTATTTAAATGACAACTATGAAGGTGGAGAGTTGTATTTTCCAGACCATAGTATAGAGTTTAAACCACCAGTATATTCTTATATTATGTTTCCTGGGGGTCATGAAAATATTCATGGTGTAAAAGAAATATTAAAAGGAACTAGATATACAATGGTTTCTTTTTGGGATTATGCTGATGCTATCTATAGTCAAGAAACCCTTGATAAATGGAAAAGAGAAGAGGAAGAAGTTAGAAGACAACAAGCAATACAAAAAGTAGAGTGGGAAAAAGGAAATAAAAATGCTTAGTCACAATGTAGAAAAATATGAAAAAATTAATTATTATAAAAATGTAATAGATAATCCACTTGAATTAATAAATTTAATAGAAAGTACAGATGCTTATCTTAATGAAAATACAAGTATAACAAAGTGGAGACAGTGGTCAGCAAGTAATGGTGATTACATATTTGGAGAACAAAAGTGGATACTCAATAGCATAAGCACTGAAACTGATTCCTCCTTGTTGTTAATAAATAAAAAAATTAAAGATGTTATTGAATACTATTCAAATGAGTATGCAAAAGAATATCAGATTGAACTTGGGTATTTAACACCACTATCTATAAGTAAGTATTACGTAGGAAAAAGTATGGGTCTTCATGTAGATTCTTATGGAAATGATAATAATGGAAAAGATGAAATATCTCCTACATTGTCAATTGTAGTATACCTAAATGATGACTATGAAGGTGGAGAATTATATTTTAAAAATCAAAGAGTGACTATAAAGCCAAGTGCTGGAAGCATAGTTATATTTCCCTCAAACATGCCATATCTTCATGAGTCTAAAATAATAAAAAAAGGAACAAAGTATATGTCCCCTGGATTTTGGTATAAAAAATTATAGACTTTCCCATAGATTCATATCTATAGTATTTAGATCAGTTATTTTCTTTACTTCATATGATTTAATATTTTTTTGAATATAATTGCTAAGTTTAGAAAATCTTTTATGCTTTACTGGCTCTGGGACCTTGTTATATTTTAAATTAATTTTAAACTTTTCGTTAATAAATAAATATAGGTTATCCATAAATTTATCCATATTTTCCATTTTTCCAACTACAGATATTTTGTTTAGATTATGTTTTGAAATTTCATATGTTAATTCGTTATTGTCTATGGCAAAACCACTTCTCCAATAATGCCTGTCCTCCTCAATATTGGTAGAAAATCGACTATTGTAGTTTTTATTTATATACTCTTTTGAAAGGGGGTTAGATAAAAATCTTGCTTGTAAATTACTTTTAACTATATAGTCAATATCATCATTATGTACCCACTCATTAAATACCTTCATAATATTGCTAGTCTTTATTGGAAAATGTATCATAGAAAAATGACTTATTACCCTCGTTACTGGATCTCTTAATGTTGTATATGATGATAAATCTTTTATAACATCAAAAGGTTCTGATCCAAAATGACCATGAATATAATTAGATAACCTCATAGTTTCATAATCTAAATAATCAAAATTTGCTTTTTCAGTACCTTGGTACATAGATAGATTTCTTATATCAAAAAATCCAGACATTCTTAAATTATTTACTATATATATACCACCAGTTTTGGGTATATGTAAATGATATATTTGCTGCATTGTATATAGTCTTTCTTTAGTAATAGTATAGCACTTGACAAGTTTTTATATATTGCTGTACAATGGTTTATACGTTCTTGAAGGAGGACATAATGGAATCAGTACTAAATAAAGCAGTTTTGAGTTCTGCTCTTAACGCTTTCGTAATTACCTTAATTGGCAAGTTTGTTGAATCAGGTGCAGATGTATCTGCTTTAACAGGCGATGTTGTAGGTAACGTACTAAATGCAGCAGTAACTGCAGCAGCATGGGTAATTATCCGTGCAGTTAATCCAAAAGATACAAAATTTGGAATCGGTGCTGTAGCACCAAAGGCTGCCTCTAAAAAGAAATAGTAGACAGTAATTTAGTGGGTGGATGACTAAGGTTGTCCACCCCATTTAAAAAAAGAAAGTAGATAATGTCAAAACCAACAATATGTTTTTTAACCTACGATTGGTCGTGGGGAACCAATCCATTACAACCAAATGGTTGTGCATGGTATCGATGCTTTCATCCAATGAGTGTGTTAAAAGATAAAGGATGGGAAACTGGAATGGGTTTTCCTGGATTTCATCCAGAACATGGTTTTGGACTTTTAGTTCCAGATCAAAAAGCAGTACACGGATGGGATATTATAGTTTTAAAATTAATGATGTTGGACAGTATTGTTGAAAATATACCAAAGGCTCAAGCAGTTGGGCAAAAAATTGTCATTGATATTGACGATCATCATGCTGGTCTAGAAAAAACAAATATGGCTTATATTGCAACAGATCCTAAAACTAATCCAAAAAATAATAGAGAACATTACTTTAAATCAATGGAATTGGCAGATGCTTTGGTAACATCAACTCCATTTTTATATAATTACTATAAAGAAAAATATCCAAATAAACCAATTTATTTAGTTAGAAATTCAGTTAATATGGAAAACTTTGGCATGAGAAAAGATAAATCTGGAGCATTTCCAACAGTTGGGTGGGTTGGTGCAACACCTTGGCGTTCAAGTGATTTAGAAACACTCAATCCTTTTGTAGGAGAATTTATTGAAAAAAATAATCTTAGATTCCATCATTCTGGATCAATCATCAATGCTCCAACAGTTCAAGAACAAATGGGTATTCCTGTAAAAAACTTTTCATCTCAACCAATGAAGCCAATATTAACATATAAAGAACTATTTAATAGAATTGATATCGGATTGGTTCCATTAAATGAGGTTGAGTTTAATCGTGCAAAATCTTTTATTAAAGGACTTGAGTATGCTGCTGCGGGAGTACCGTTTATTGCAGAGGACATGGAAGAGTACTCATACCTTTATAGTGAATATGGAATTGGTAGGGTAGCAAAAACAAAAGACCAATGGCTATCTCATTTAGAAGATCTAAAGAACCCAAAGACAAGAAATATTGAAAGACAGAACAACTATAAATTGGTAAAAGAATTTCACAGCATTCAGGCTAGAGCAAATGACTGGGATACTGTTTACAGAGAGATTAAAGAACTCTAGTACCAACCATGCTGGTTTTTAAAATGCCAAGCATTACAACCATTGCCATAAATTAATTTTACATATTTAGCCATAGCATCAATTTGATCATATGGGTTTTTAGTCTTTTTAGAATCAACCAAGCCCCATGTGCTATTTAAGAATTGACCGATACCAAATGCTGTTGATCTAGGATTTTGAGCAAGTGGGTTCCAATCACTTTCTTTATCAATAATATTAAAATAACAAGTTTCTTCATTATCTGGAACTATATCTTTTAAATACTCTTGATAGGCAGCAATTGCTTTATCTGATTTAGGATCTTCAAATCTAGCCTTAGAACGTGCTGCAGTAGTGCTAGAAGCCTCTCTAGCAGCCTGTATAGCCCCTAAAACACTTGAAGTGGTCTGCCCTTCTGGGACGACCACTAACGGTTCTGCGGGGTATAAAATATTTGATCTATCCAGTCGATTTATAGATGTTCCAACAATAACAAATAATAATAATGCTAATAATACTTTCTTCATAAGTTACCTCCTTGAAGAAGCCATTTTTAGTTACTATACTAGTATAACCCTTTTATTCCCGAAAATCAACTTTTTATAAATATTTGTT